GAACTAACATTTGGTGTTCCTAACATCAGTGTTATCATTAAACATCTCAAGAAATTTGACAGACCGGACTATGCAATTCTTCCTGCTGCGAACGGGTATTTGGCTGAGGCATTAATGAGAATTAGGAAAAATGAATGGGGCGGAAGTAGAAAGCGATGGGAATGGTTTACATCAATGGGCCTGTCTGAAGCTTCACTGCCATCATTTCCTGGTATTCACTATCGCAAGTGTGGATGGGCTAACAAGGCTGCTGTTGAAACTGTTCTTATGATTGATGCGAAACAGGCTGTGAGGAAAATAGGCCAAAATGAACAAGTTTCAAAGCGACCGTGTGCGCTATTCGGACGTGGGAAGCGACTATCAGGAGACGAGGCGGCGGGAATCGTAGGGCAGGGTCATGCTGGGAGACTGGTCATGGCTTCTGACGGACGCGACCACGTTATCATTTCAAGTGTTGCAAAGAACCTGAATAGATTCTTAGATGAAAGTTCAAACTCTACGGAGATTATGATCGGAATGAGCTTTCAGAATAGAGGATCAACAGTCTTTGTTAATAATTTGATTGCTGATTTGGTTCCGGGACTGACAAGAAGATTGAACTTCAAGGAAGAACCGGGTCATTCACAAATTTCTAAAGTTGACACGATGATTGATGTGTTCACTCGAACTTACGAAGATAAATTTAGGTATTTTGTCCTAGATTTAAGTAGACAAGATTCTTCAGTGAGTTCGGAACTTATTGATGCCTTCTTTGACTGGGCTAGGCAGTCTTGGTATGTGATTGGAAAAGAGAGAAAGAGAAAATTTGGCAGATACATGAAATGGATTCGTGACTATCATGTTCATACGAGAGTAGCTTTGCCTGATGGTCAGATTTGGCAGAAACATCATGGAAATGTGTCAGGATCGCCACTAACAACACTTATCAACAGTTATACAGCTCTAGTTGCCTCTAGAACTGTTTTCGGTGCTATACTTGGCCCGAACAAACAGGACAAGATTGTAACGAGAGTTTATGGTGATAACATATTAGTGTGTGTTCCTAAAGAAGACGACTG